CTTCAATGTATTGGGAATCAATATACTTTTTGCCCTGATAGTTCAGCCAGACGATTTCGCCTTTATCGTCTTTGCCAATAGGGCAGATCCGTGTAGCAAGGTTTTCAATGTTCTCCGTGCGTTCTACACCAAGGAGGTTTTTGCCGTTCTGGATGACAACACCCCGGTCATAACCCACTTCCTTCAAGCAATAGAAATCCCAGTTATTACGAATCAGCGAAAGTCCAAACGCAGCGCAAACACCTTTTTCTGGATCTAAAAACGCTTCAACAAGGTTTTTGCGCTCAAAGTCCAGATCCTTGCCGACCTTTGTATCTGTGCAATCAGAAGCAACACGGGAGCTGGTTGTTGAGATTGCGTTTGCCATGATGTTTCGGCAAACAGCAGCCGCCGTGTAGTTTGTATCTTCTGTTGGTTTCCAGATCGTGTAATTTTCAAGGTTGTCATACCAGACGTGCCGTGCCGTGATCGTTACGCAATCTTCATCCTCGACAACCTCAACGATGCGGAAATACTGTTCCTGCAAGCGTGTTGGAACCATCTCGGTTTCAAGTCCAGCAAAGTTTGCCGGGATCGAAACGGTTGATACGTTCAGCGCATCAAAAGCAGCCTTTGGCATATAGCCAAATACTGCTCTCTTTTTCTTTTTGTTGTTTACAAATACTTTGACATACGATTCGCCCTCTGACAAATATGTTGCATCGTCAAGCCGTGCGACAACAGCATCGCCGCCAGCAGCCCAATCCTCTTCGAGAACGTCTGAAAGGAGCTGCTTTGCATCGTCCAGCCCACCGAAAACGGGAATAATAACCGCCATGCGTTTTCTCCTTTCAGCTTGTATGTGTTACGTCAACCGTATTTGCGTATTCATCGTCCTTGATAACCGGGGGAACACGGACGGGCACTTCACATTTCAGAATGTTGCCGACTTTACAGGCTTTCCATCTTTCGTATTCGTCATAGCTCATCTTGATGACAACCTGTGATTCGCCGTTCTTCTCTTCGGTGAAAATGGCTTCCATCGGTTTCAGATCGCCGACAAGCCCGGTTGTGGTAAAGTCAACACAGCCCTGATCATAAACAAATATGCTGTGTTTCTGACCCATCAGACCCACCTCCAATGCGGAGTGATGGTCACCTTTGTTGCACCTTCCCCAAGCAGAATCGTACTTTGTTCGCCAACGGGGAAATAGGGAAGTTCGCCACGCATTTCGGCTGCACCGCTGGCTGCATACACATAGCCGTTTTCGCAATCGATGTATACAGGCACATTTGGTGTCATTTCCTCAATCGTGATCTCGCTCCCGGCAATCGTAACCGTTGTATTCCCATCGCCTTCAACGGCAATAAGAGGGAACGCATCAGCACTTCCCGGATTCAGAAGCGCACCGTCCTCGGTAAACTCGGTCACCGTGTCAACGGCTTCATACATACAGGGCTGGCAGTTAAAAATAATCCGTGCCGTATCGTAAAAACCGCTGTTCCCCGTGACCCGTGTCCATTCGATCTCTTCCTTGACGGTAGCTTTGTAGGCTTTCGTCAAATCATCGCTGGAAATCAGTTTCCCTGTTCCGTCTGCCCATGCGTTCACAATCTGCCGTGCCGTGTTGCTTGCGTTTACCAGCACAAGCTGAACCTCGATATCGAAATTGGCGAAGCCCTCGTCAACATGGAGCGCACCGTCACGACCCTTGACATAATATTCAGTAAACCGCATAGAAGCCTTTTTATGGCTCGGCATCTTGCTCACATAGACATTTGTCAGCGATTCCGTGCTAACCCCTCGGAAGATTAAATATCCCATATTAACCTCCCATTGCCCGGAGCTTGTTATAGCTCCTTGTGTTGATATTCTTTCTGACTCGCTTTGTGGTCAGATCTCCCACTTTATCGCCATTCATCATGACATAGACTTTGCTCATGGCATTGGCAACGGCATTGTTGATCGCACCGCTCACATCCGTTCCGCTTCCGTTTCCTTCCCTGTACTGCCGAGCCTGTGACTTTGTGAGAACCATTTCGTCACGGTGAAGCAGAGCCGGGAAATTATCGTAGGGAACTGTCCAGTTTCCTTTTGCATTGGAGAACAGCCCGGAAAGCATAGCCAACGCACCGCCCAATGCAACACCGATTGTGATCGTCTTGTTATCTGGAAGCCCTTCGATTGCGCTTGCAAGCCCATTAACGGTTTCTGTTGAAGCGGATGCGCTGCTGTCTGCGCTTCCAAACATGGAGTCAGCTGCGGCTTCCCAATCTGTATATTCCTGCCGGGCTTTTGCAAGCTCGACATCCATTTCTGCTGCAACCTTTTGCGCTTCTTCTGCTTGCTGCTTAATTTTTGCAAGCTGCTCAAACGCATCGTCCGTTTCTACCGTGCTGAAGCCATTTTCACGAATAAATGACAGGATTGCATCAGCGTTTTCGTCTGTAAGCGTTTTTGTTCCAAATGCACCGTATACGGCATTGCTTAACTCCGCATTGTTCGTAAGTGCTTCATTTACTGTTGCGATTGCTTCTGCCCGTTTGCCATCAACTTTGGAAAGCGTAGAGATTGCTTCTGCTTGCTTGTCAAGCTGTTCCTCATACTTATCAGCAATGTCCTGTTGCTTTTTCGCTTTAAGGTTATTCAGAGCTTCTACTTTTGCCCTTTCTTCCCACGCTTTAATATTCTCCCTGATCGATTCCGTGTTCCCGTTAATCACACCTGTTTCGGTATCGATAACACCTTGGAGAGAAGGAATCGTTGAAATCAATTCGTTGGCAACACTCTGCCATAATTGATATTGTTCCGCCGTCATCTTTGACGTATCGCCCATTGCCAGCAACTTGTCAGCAAGGCTGTTCGCTGCCGCCGCTGTTCCTTCAATCTCTATAAGCTCTTTCGCAAATGCTTTATCGTCACCGATCCATTGCTCTGAAAGGCTCTTTTCTCCACCGCCGAAGAAAGCAATGATTTTTGCAACGGTGTTTGCAGCTTCCGTCAGTAAAGGCAAAACACTCTCGCCGAAAGAAAGTTTTATCCCCTCAAGTGTATTTGACAGCTTTTCTGTGGCATCCGTAAACTTGACAGCGTTCTCTATGCTTTCATCCGACATGATCAGACCAAGATCGTCTGCTTCTTTTTTCAGCTTTTTGATCTCTTGCTCGGATTGTTCAAAATAGCCTGTCCACTTATCGCTTTTGCCAAAGAAAGCATCGATAATAGCCCCTTTGTCAGCACCTTCATAATTGGCAAGCCCGGTCATGAGCTGGTCAAGCATCTGCTGGGTGGACATGACACCGCTTGCTGCTTCTTCGGCATTTATCCCAAGTTTTTCAAAATACCCGGCTTGCGTTTCTGTGATCTTTCCGCCCCTGATCGTGTCCAGCTTGCTGATCGTTGACGAAAGATCTTTGACTTGCAGATTGCTTTTTCCGAGAACATACTCATATTCCTGATATGCCCTTGTTGAAAGCTGGAGGTTCTTGCTGTTATCGGCAATAGCCTTGCCGCCATCCACCGCAAGGGAAATGCCTTGCCGCATTGCTCCGATAAAGCCAGAAACCAATGCAAGGATGCCCGTTGTGACAATGGCATCTTTGACACCTTGCCAAACCCCGGACATAACCTCCTTGAACATATTCCCGGTTTCTTCGGCTTCTTTTAATCCTGCTTCAAACTGTGAGTTATCAGTTTTCGGAATCGAAGGGGTAGCGATTTGCAGATCCTTCGCTTCTTTTTCGGCTTCTTCAAGCCCTTTGTCATATTCTTCTTTATCAAGGGTGAGCTTCGCCAACAGGCTCATTAAATCCATTTACTCACCTCCCAAGTCTTTGCAATAGATGTTCCTTGATCTCTTTTGCCGTCTGTTTCTCCTTCCTGTGTTCGTTTTCCACTTCGGAAGGACGGGGCATTTCCATTTTGTAGTATTGCTTTGCAATCAGCCAAACCAGATCCATGCCATAAAGGTCAATCTGTCTTTGCCGATACTTTGCAGACATATAGTTAATCCGTCCAGCCCAGCCTAACGATGGTTGCTCAACAAGCGAGATTACCGTGTCACCCCAACCGAAAGACCGAGCCGTGTAAAAAAAGGCTTGAGCTGTTCATTGAACGCATCCAGCGCATCAGCGATAAGCTCCGTTCCGTTCATCTTGAGCATTTCGTTCACGCTTTTGCCCTCAATGGTTGCGAGGATTGCAAGCGTATCCTTCAAGTGCTTATCGCCGAACAGCATAGGAACAAGGTCAACATAGACTTGCAGGACATCCGTCATGCCAAGGTCAAGCCCTTTTTTCGTGGTACTCTTCCACGCTTCGGAGAACTCTTCATCCTCCATGAATCTTTTAAGGGGAGCGGCTATTTCGACCAGAGCCGTTGCCATTTCCGCTCCGTTCTTTTCCATCAGTTTCGCCATTACTCTTTGTCCTCCTCACAAAAAGCAATGGGGAAGGGGATTTCCCCTTCCCCTTGTTACGGGTCATTCTTCGCCGTTTTCGGCTTCTTCTTCGCCGACCGAGTTACTCTCATTCAGAGGATTGGTTACTGGGTCGGCTTGTCGAAAAAAACCACCTCAAACGGGGCATTGTCATAGTCATTGACAGCCGCCTGACGGGCATGGAACTCCGCTGCCAGAGTGCCCTCACCCTTATCTGTATAAGTAAAGGTGAAATCAGCCGTATTGATCGCATTTTTAAGGCAAATCAGGACAAGCTGACCATCAGCCAGATCTCCAACCCAACAGATGTTAGTCAGGTAGTCGGAAGATCCGATAGCCGTAGACATCTTGACGGTTGTCTTTTTGCCGCTGGGTGTAGCCTTGCCCGTGGCAAGCAGATCAGCGATGTTATCCGGTGTGATTTCAACCAGCGTGGTAGACAGATAAGCATCAATGCTGTCCACGAAATCGCTGCCCTTGAACGGATAACGCATACCGTCAATCTCCGGTGTGCGCATTTCACGGGTGACGGTGAAAGTGCCACCCCCACGGGTAGCCCCTACAAGCGTTCCGATGGGGTCAGACCCACCGCTGATGATATTCGCAATAGCGGTTTTCAGAGCCGTGGCATCGGTCACGCTGTCATAAGACAGGTTTTTCAGAACAATGCCAGCGTTCAGCTGGAGATTGTCAAAAGTGCCAGCACGAAGAGCCGTGGTATTTCCGGGTGCTCCCATAAGTTTTCTCCTTCCTCCGGGTTAAACACCCGGCAGATGATAAGCGTTGATAATGAGCATGATGTAAACAGATTGCGATCCTTCATCGCTCTGTACTTGCATCAGCGGTGACGATGGATAAATCACGATATATCCACCCTCAATCTCAATCTTCTTCATTTCGCCGATAGCTTCCACAACTTCATCGGCTTTTGCAAGAAGATCTGCAAGCCGTCTTTTCGGATACCACACTTGGCAGTAAAAGCTGGCTTGCTCATTCCACTCCGGTTCGGAGAGCGGAAATGTGATGTAGGGCAGCTCGACCTCATCAGGAACGCTGTCCAGCGTGTAAGCCGGGATGCCAAAGCTGCTGAACAACGTTTTAAGAGCTTGCGCTGTTGCTCTCACTTGGCAATTCCCACCTTTCAGCCGTTACCTTGGCGATTTTGACCGTGCTTGCTGGATGGGCTTCGGAGTCTGCCGTTCTGCTCGTGACCCGGAAGATCGCTCCATCAGATACACGCTTGAAAACATCATGGTAGTCAAGCGAGAATCCCTTGTTCACAACAACCGTGAACGCTTCGCTGATCCCCTGTTTCTCTGCAATCTGCATTTCCGTGCTGGTATTCTTGCTGATAGCCGCCTTGAAAGATGCTCCTTCCGTCCATGTTTCGGTGTAGCTGCCGTAAGCATCGTCCACACGAACACGGTTCAGAATTTTGCAATCCTCCATCATCTGGGTGAGAAGGTTCAATTAAAATTCACCTTCCTCCATCGTTTCAGCCTGTCAGCGAAAACGTCCATCCAGCCGACAGAACCGCCAGCTCCGTGCCCTCCGCTTGCCTTGGTGTAGGAATATACCCCCAGAACGCTCTCACTTGTATAAGGGCTGTTCTGTGACTCTGCATTGGCATCCACCCACGCTTTGATCTCTGTAGAAAGTGCCACCACCGCAGGAGGAACGGCGAGGGCACAAATCGTGCCAGCCCACGATTCATCTTGCAGCCCCACCGCCAGAGTTTCGTCATCATCCGATTTGATTTCCGCATCGTGATACGTATATATTCCATCATTTAAGGCAGAGCCTTGGATCAGAAACCGCTGCCCGTCCAAAAGAGGGAGGGAGATCATGCCGTTTTCGATCTCAAACCGCCCTTCAAACCTGTTCTGGATGAAGTAATTGCAGATGTTTTCGCAAACTGTTTGCAGCATGGATCTCCCTCCTTGTCATTCGGCTTTCGCCTTTTTCGTGGTTTTCTTCGGCTGGTTCTTTTTCTGAACCGCCTTGCCGATGGTAGCAATCACGCTCATGCGTTAGCCCTCCTTCGGTTCATAGGTGATGTCAGCCAGACTCCAGAACTGCTGCCGTTTATGACCGTTGGCATCCGTCTGAATTGCCGTGATCCTCTGGCTCGGATCGGTGATGTGGAATACCGCATCCTTATCAGAGTCAAGCGTTACAAGTCCTGCTCCCTGTGTGGGTGCAAGTCCGACTTGGACATCCTCATAGGTCAGACCGGAACTGAAATTGCTGAATCCGACAGCGATGAAATAACCTTCACCCCAATCGGTCACGAGTTGACCCGTTGTCAGGTATTTCAGCGTTCCCGTGATTTTGCCCCCGGAAACGGCGAGGTCATCTTGCATATCCTCGACATCCGTTCCCCAATAACTCCCTGATGCCTTTGGGGTAAGGGTCAGGTTAGTCAGTCCGAGCTTGTGATAGTGCCTTTTACAACACCAGCCGCATATTCGATGAAGAAGGTCACACCAGCCATTACCAGCGTTTCGAGCTGGGCACGGTTTTCGGTAGGAATGTCGGTTTTCATACCGATCAGACCGAGATCATCAACGGTCAGACCGAACTTGCCAGCGATGTCACCGTTCATGGACAGGTAATAGAGGACGATGTTTTCCTTGGCGGTAGCGATGAACGTTCCAGCAGTAATCTGGCTGGACAGGATCACAGTACCCAGACCGAGGAAATCCTCAATGTAGTTCATGCCGAAAGCGTTCTGCACGGTGATGTTGGCGGTAGCCAGATAATCGCCGATGTCCAGAGGATTGACGAAATACACCGCAGCGGCGGTATCGTCCTCAAACTTAATCTGGAGCTGCGCCCACGCAGCAGCCAGAGCCGCCTGCAAGCCCTCGCCCGTTACAGAGGTAGATCCGGTGATCGTGCCGTTCAGCAGCGTGAAGAAGCTGGAGCGGACGGTTTTCTGAACATCTTTCAGCAGAGCCGCATCAGTTTCGGAAACGGCTTCTTTGTAGCCGCTCTTCATGATCGCTTCGGCAGAGGTAGCTTTCCTCCACTTGTTGAGGGTCATTTCGCCGACAGCGGCTTTATTGCGCTGATACTTGGAAAGCGGAATGACTTCGCCCTCGGAAACAGCACCGCTCTGGAGAGTGCCAGAGGTGGTATACATATACAGGGTAGTACCTTCCTGCATGGGGAGCTTCCGGGTAACACCCAGAACCTCAATCAGCTTCGCCAGAGAGCCATGAGCGAAACGTTGCACAAAGTCCACTTCACGAACTTTGGACATCTGGCTCTTGGTGATCAGGTTGGTTTCGGCTTCGACATAAATCGGAGTAGGATCAGGCATTGTAGTTCTCCTTTCTTGGGTTAGAACCCAAACAATTCATGATTTTCAGCAATCGCTTTCTGCCGTTCATCGGTGTCTTTGATCGCCATGATTTCCTCTTTGGTTTTCGTGGCTTTGCCCGTCTGCAACGGCTTTTCGACCACAGCCCCCTTTTCGGTGACCTTGGTCTTGAACTCGCCCCATTCATCGTTGATGGCTTTTTTCAGCCCGTCCACATCCTCCAGATTCCCGTCCTTGTCCAGCTTGAGCTTGGACAGATCCGTGACCTTGAGAATTGAATCAAGCCGTTTCTCGCCGATTCCTTCCCCGGCAAGCAGTTTCCTGTATGCCGTCCTGACCTTTGCGGCTTCGGCATCATCGGCGGTTTTCTTCTTGAAATCCTCAAAGGCTCTGTGTTCCTCTTCGTATTTCTTCTGGAAATCCTCGCCGTTCTTGAGATCGTCCAATTCCTTCTGGAGATCCCCAACCTT